GTCAGGTGGGCAAGTCCTACGTCGTGCGGGCGCTGGCGCTGTTCCGCACGCTGCACCCGGAGCTGTTCGGGGACGTGCCGCAGCTCGTGTTGAGCTCGGCGACGACGCAGAAGCTGGCTACGGAGGTGCAGCGACCGGCTAAGTCATGGGCGCAGGCGCAGGGGTGGAAGACGTACAGCGGCGTCGCGTACTCGGGTATCCACGCACCGGGTGACTGTCGCTGGCTCGTGGCGCCCGTGGTCGCGACGCACGGGTACACCGTCAACCTGGCCGTGCTCGACGAGGCGTGGTCGCTCAAGGCGCAGCACGTGCGCGACCACGTCGAGCCGACGCAGCTCCGGGCGGCGTGCCCGCAGCTCCTGGTCACCTCGACGGCGCACCAGGACGCGACGCCGTACGTGCTCGACATGCGTAGCGAGGCGATCGGTCAGCTCGACGACCCGCTCGACCTGCTCGTCGTGGAGTGGTCGGTGCCCGAGGACGCGACCGAGCTCGGCGACCGTGAGCTGTGGCGCATGGCGTCACCGGTCTGGACACAGCAGCGCGAGACCATGCTGGCCACCAAGCTCGCGAAAGATCCGCTGACGTTCGTCACGCAGTACCTGAACCGCTGGCCCAAGCCGCGCACACCCGACGAGGCGAACCTGCTCGTCGACCCTGACCTGCTCGCGGCGTCGGCGGGCGCGGGGCCGCTCGGGTACGTCGACCCGGTGCTCGTGATCGAGGACGCGTTCGGCACGTCGGCGTGCGTGGCCGTGGCCGAGCAGGACAGCGACGGCGTCGTGCGGGTGACCGGGATGCTGACCGAGACCCGTGCGCAGGCTTGGGACTACGCGGACGCGTTCCTGGCTGACCCGCGTCTGCTCGGCGGGCGGGTACTCGTCGGGGCATCCCTCGTGGTCGACCCGAGGTGTGAGTCGCTGGTCGTCACACCGGAGCCGCGCGGGGCGCTCGAGGTGCGTCACGCGCTGCCGCTGTTCCGCTCGCTGCTGCGCGAGCGGCGGCTCGTGGTGGACGACGACGCACCCGATCTCGTGCACCAGCTCTTGACGGCGCAGGTCACCCGCACGACGTCGGGTGTCACGCTGGCGCACCGGTTCCAGCGGGTCGACCTGGCGCGGGCGGCGATGTGGGCGGTCGCCGAGGCGGCACAGCCCGGTAGTGGTCCCGTGTTCATGGGCAACGAGACGAGGGCGACATGAGGTTGTGGGCGATCGGTGCCGAGCTGTACGGCGGGGCGCTGCCATGGGTCTCATGGGAGTGCGACGAGGTGATCCCGCTCGACGTGGTGATCCTTCGAGGGGGGCGGCGAGCATGACGCAGCGACGCGACGGCTACCGGATCGCCGGCCACGAGCGCAGCTTGCCGCCGCGCGACCAGCCGCCGAACGGTCAGCCGCCCGGTGTGAACCCGCCGCCGACGACGGTCAACCCGCCCGGTACGTACAACCCGGTCAGCGTCGGACCTGACGCGTCCGACGGTTACGGCAACACACACGTCACCACGCTCGGCCCGCCGCCGGTCTCGGCGTGGTCGGGGTGGCCGGACGGGTGGAGTACCCCACCCTGGCGGGTGGTCGGCGAGACCCCTGGCGGCATCATGGGCGCTTGGGGGCGGCTCGCCGATGTCGTGTACGCCGCTGTCGACCTGAACGCGAGCATCTTGTCGACGATGCCGCCGTACATCGTCAAGGGCGCCGAGCCACAACCGCCGCTGCCATGGCTGGAGAACCCTGAGCCGGAGGCGTACACGTCCTGGTCGGAGTTCGCTAAAGAGCTGTTCTGGTCGTTCGAGGCGACGGGCGAGGCGTTCGTCGTGGCGACCGCCCGGTACGCCGACACCGGCTACCCGATGCGGTTCATGGTCGTGAACCCGGCGTACGTCAAGGTCGAGCAGGTCGGCGGTCGGCGCGTCTACTCGATCGCGAAGGTCGAGCAGGACGCGGGCGACGTGCTACACATCCGGTACGCGTCCTGGCCCGGAGACCTGCGCGGGCACGGTCCGCTCGAGGCGGCGGGCGCGCGGCTGCTCGCGGTCGACGCGCTCGCCCGCTACTCGACGTCACTCGCCGACAACGGCGGTCTACCGCCGGCGGTGATCCGCTACCCGAAGCGGGTCAGCCGCGCGCAGATGCGCCAGATGCAGGCCGACTACGTCGAGGCACGCCGCAGCGCGCTCGCCGTGCCCGCGATCCTCGCCGATGGCGCCGAGCTCGACGCGCAGACGAGCGGCGTGCGGGATATGGCGCTGACGGACCTGCAGCGGTTCAACGAGGCACGGCTCTCGGTCCTGCTCGGCGTGCCGCCGACCCTGCTCGCGCTGCCGTCCGGCGACCCGTCGACCTACACCAACTCGACGAACATCTTCGACTTCCACTGGCGCGCGGGTCTGCGCCCGAAGGCGGCGAGCGTCATGGCGGCGCTGTCCGGGTGGGCGCTGCCGCACGGCACGAGTGTCGAGCTCAACCGCGACGAGTACATCCGTCCGGGCATGTTCGAGCGGGCGCAGGCGTACTCGATGCTGATCGCCTCGGGTGTCCTGTCGCCGGGCGAGGTGCGCACGCTCGAGCGCTACGCCGGCGACCCGAAGGTGCCAGCGGCGGCGATCTCCGGTGCGCTGCCGAGCGGCGCGCCGCCGCAGGAGACCAACGTCGTGCCGTTCGGCACACCAGGACGGCCCGTACAGACGAACACGACAGGAGCAGCGCTATGACCGAGCAGCCGAGGTTCTACGCGAGGGCGATCCCTGCCGACCTCGCCGTCGACGAGGACGCGGGCACCGCCGAGGGTCTGCTCGTCCCGTACGGCGTGCGCACACCGATCGTCGAGCGGCGCGGCGACGAGCTCGTGCGCTACGACGAGGAGTTTGTCGCCGGCGCGTTCGAGCGCGCCATGCGCGCACCCGGCCGCATCCCGTACACCTACGGGCACAGCCACCTGTTCGGCGACCGGCTCGGCGTGTTCACGCACATCGAGGAGCGGGCCGCTGGGCTCTGGGGTCGGATCAAGTTCGACCCGTCCAAGCTCGACGCCGCGCGCGACGCCGTGACGAGCTCGCACCAGGCGATGAGTGTCGGGTTCCTGTCCGTGGTCCCGAAGCCGTTCACTGAGCGCAACGGCTCGCACGTCATCCGGCGCTCTGCCGTGCTCGACCACGTCGCCGCTGTGCCCGAGGGCGCGTACAGCGACGCGCGGCTGTTCGTGGTGCGGAACCTGACCGACGAGGATCTCGCCGACACCGCCGCCGACCGCGCTGTCGCGGCCGAGCTCGCCGAGCGTGAGCGGGTGCTCGCCGAGGCGCTTGCGCTCGTCGAGGCGGGCAAGCGCTGGGACGCCTACCGCTGAGCCGATCTCCGGCGTAGCGTTCGCCCCACGAGAACACACCGCCCGCAAAGCCGACACCTCCGCGTAGCACCAATAGCGGACACCCCGAGCGCAAAGGGCGACACCTCCTCGATCCGTAGTCACCTACGCATCCGAGGAGGCACGTCCCATGGGCGACGTGATGACCGACCGCCTGCTGCACGAGCGGGCCCAGAACGAAGCCAAGATCGCCAGCCTCAAGACCGTGGCGGTCGACCAGAACCGCGACCTGTCCGCCGTCGACATCGAGTCGCTCAAGGCGTACAGCGAGCGGATCAAGACGATCGACGGTCAGCTCGAGGTCACGGCCGAGAACGTCGCGATGTCGCAGAACGTGCGCGCGAAGATCGACCTCATCTCAGGGCCGGCGTCGGTCACCGGGCACCAGTACCGCAGCGCTGGACACCTGCTGTGGGACGCGCTGCACCCGAACGACAACGACGCCAAGGCGCGCTACCAGAACGCGCAGCACCGCGCCGCGCAGCACATGGGCACCGCCGCCGAGGACACGGTCGCGATCGCTGGCGGCTTTGGTGGGCTGACCGTGTCGGGCCCGGTCGGGCCGGTCATCGACCTGAACCCGAAGGGGCGCCCGTGGCTCGACGCGATCGGCGTGCAGGACGCCCCGAACGCGTTCAGCTTCATGCGACCGCGCATCATCGACCCGGACTTCGCGACCGCCGCCGCCGTGCAGACGAAGGAGAAGGAGGAGCTCTCCTCGAAGAAGTTCGACGTCGGCGCTGACACCCTGCGCCTGACCACGGTCGGCAACTACCTAAACCTGTCGAGGCAGGCCGAAGACTTCATTCCGCAGGCGCTGAACATCGTCACGAACCAGCTCCTCGCGCGGCTCGCGTTCGCCGAGGAGAGGGCGCTCGCGATCGAGGTCGGCAAGACGGCGAGCAAGATCACCCTCGCGGCGAACGCCGCCGCCGACGACGTGCGGCAGGCATTCTTCGACGCGGCGGCGCTCGTCTACGAGCAGACCGGCGCGCTGCCGGAATGGATCGCCATGGGCCCGACCGGGTGGGCTCGTCTCGGCGGGCTGACTGACCTCGCGCTGCGCCCGCTGTTCCCGTTCGAGAACGCCGTCAACGCGAACGGCACGAGCTCACCGGGCACGTTCACCATCACCGGTCTCGGGCTGACGGGCATCGTCACACCGGGGATCACCGACGGCGCCTACTACGTCGGCAACTCGCTCGGCGTCGAGGCGTACGAGCACCGTTACCCGGTGCTGACGGCGATCGAGCCGAGCCTGCTCGGTCAGCAGATCGCCGTCGCCGCGTCCCTGGTCATCCACCGCCCGACGACCCTCGAGTCGCCCGACGGCGGTGTCACGCCGGGGCAGGGTAACGGCGTCGTGAAGATCGCGCCGTGACGACCTATTGGGACGGCTCGTATCCGCCGAGCGTCCTGCACCCTGAGCCGCCGCCCGACCCTGATCCCGAGGTCGAGACCGATGAGTCCCGCGTGAGTCCGCACAACGTAGGGCCCGAGTCAAGCTCGCCGAAGCGTCGGCGCAAGCCGAAGGCGACCGAGGAGGTCGACGACGAGTGAGCGTGATCGGTCTGCCGGGTGGCGCCACGACGCCGAGCGTCGTGCCGCCATGGGCAGACGTGCCGTCGATCGCGCAGGGGGCGCTCGACGTTATGCGCCTGGACGCGACCGACGCGGACGCGGACAGGATCGAGAGCATCGCGACGTCGGCGGTCCTGCTCGTGGACACCTACCTCGACAGGGCCGACGACCCGCTGATCGCGCCCGCACCGGGCCCGGTCAACGACGCGTGCGTGCAGGTGACGATCGAGCTGTACCGGCGCAAAGATGCGCCGTTCGGCGTGCTCAACACCTGGAGCGAGTCCGACGTCGGACCGGTGCGCATCGGCACCGACCCGCTCA